GCTGGGGGCTTGGTTCATTCTTGATCGCGGGGACTCTCTGCAGCGAGACCAGAGCCTTTCCAGCCGACTTGGCGCCATCGAGCAGCGGCTTAACGGTCTTTCATCCGATATGGCCGCGCACGGCACCGCCGACACTGCCCAGGACCGTATTGTCGATCAGTGGGGCGGGCGCATCCTCGAGAACGAACGCCAGCTTCGCTCGATTGCCGAAATCGTCGCTCATCAGGCCGGCACCGCTGAGCGCTGCAAGGAGATTACCGGACGTGTCGACCAACTGGAGCATCGCGTGGAATCGCTGACGTACAGCGTTCGCGAGCTGGATGCCGGCGTGAAGGCGCTCAATCCGCGTCGGCATTGATCAGTAGATGGAAAGATGACGGCTGAAGGGTGGGTTGCAGTTGGCTCAATTGCTATCGCGATGAACAGTCTGGTGGGCCTCGTGACGTTGTGGTACTCCAGACGAACGGAGCGCAATACCAATTCCATGAAGGATGCTCTCGTGGAAGCGACAAAGTTACGCGCGCATGCACTTGGAAAGCTCGAAGGAATCGCTGAGCAAAAGAACCGACAGAAATGTGATCATGCTCATTCTCTGGATAATTCATGACTAACGGGCACCGTCGATGATGAGCCTAATCACTGCCATTCGAGGGCTGTTCGGCATGAGCATCCACGCGTCACCAGATCCACCGCGGAGCGTCGATTGGGAAGCCGCGCTGGAGCGCGCCAAGCCTGATGGCTGCGGGCCGGAGACGGCCAAAGCGGAGGGCGTCCTGCCCGGACCGGAAGGTAGCCACGACATCGCGAGCCGGGATTGGCGGCGACTGCAGCCGTTGGAGCCGGCCTTGGGAGACGCCGCCGCTCTTGCTGGGGTCCCCACGGCACTCCTGCTGGCCGTGGCCTCGCGCGAGAGCCATGCCGGTGCATCGCTGGACGCCAATGGCTGGGGCGACGGCGGCCACGCCTTCGGCATTCTGCAGGTGGACCGTCGGTTCCATCGCATCAGAGGAGCCAGCTCACCATTCAGTGATGCTCACCTCCTGCAAGGAGCGGATGCCCTGCGCGACGCTCTGGACGATGTATGTGAGTGCCATTCTGATTGGCCCCAGGAGAAGCAGCTAGAGGGGGCCCTGGTGGCCTACAACAGCGGCATCGGGAACGTGGTCACGCTGTCCGGCATGAACCGGGGCACGACCCACAACGACTATGGCGCGGACACCCTTGCACGGGCGCAGTGGTATCAGGCGCGACTTCCTGCGCAGGAGGCGACGTGAGCTGGTTTACCTCTGTCGCATCATTGCCAAACGCAGTCGAGAACGTCACCGGTGCGGTCAAGCAGGCGGTGGCGCATTGGCTGCCCGATCCGGTTGAGCAGGAGAAGGCGGCCGGCGCGATCATTGCCGCGGTGCTCCCGGCGGTGCAGGAGATTGCAAAGGCGCAATCGAGCGTCATCGTCGCCGAGGCCAAGGGGCAGAGCTGGCTGCAACGCAACTGGCGGCCGGGGCTGATGGTGATCTTTGCCGGGATCATTCTCTCCGCCTGGATCGGCTATGTGCCGCGGAATCTCCCGCAGGGGTTTCTCGATCACCTGTGGGGTCTCCTGGAGACCGGCATCGGCGGCTATGTGATCGGTCGCTCGGTCGAGCAGACCGCGCGCGCCGTGGTGAGCGGCATCCGCAAATGAGCAGTAGAGGCATCCCACCCCATCGTTGGGCCGGCCTTGGGATGCCTCGCTCCGACAATGGCCCTAACGGGCTGGCCGGCCCACCAACGTAACGCGAGGAAAACGCAATGGCTGATGTAGTGAGTCCCCAAGTCGTCGATTCAGTAACGATCGACAACGTCAAAACAATTGCCGGCTCGGCCGCGGCTGCCAACGCTAACCTGGCTCAGATGGCGGCCAGCGCGGCCGGTCTGTCGATCCAGAACGCCGTTTCACAGCAGCAGGCCATGCAGCAGATCAGCAACGCCATCGTCACGCAGGCGGTGAACCTATTGCTGAACGCCGACCCGAGCGAGGCGATCTCCGTGAGCAAGGAGATGAGCGGCAACGATCTGGGTCAGCAGCTCGCGCAGCTGTTGGCGGTGATTGCGTCGAATCAGCAGAGCTCCAAGGCGGCCGGCAATACCCCGCCCGTGACGCCGGATAAGTGAGCGAGCAGCGAGGGCCAGAAGCCGCACTCGGGTCGCTGGCCCTCCTGCTTCTCGTAGTGTGGTTGGTGGGGCTATTTGCCCTGATTTTAACTTAGCGAGGTAACTCAAATGGCAACGATTGATCCTGTGTACTACACCAAAATCGAGTTTGGGAAGGTCGAGCATGACGGCAGCCAGAAAGTGTATTTCTCTGGCGAATATCCTGCCCAGGAATACGGTGAGCTGGTCACGGTTCAAAATGCCATCGGCCGGGCGCTGATCGGGCTAGGCGTCGAAGCGGCCCACGCTATCGGGCAGACGGTTGCCGGGATTGACCCGGTTGCCGATGTTGCTGTCCCTCCCGGCCAAGCCAAGAAGTGATCCTGTTCACCTATCTGCCGCTCCTGCCGCTGCCGTGGGTCCAGTGGGCTCCGCATGCGGTATGGGCGGTTCCGCGATTGATCTGGCGCTGACCGATGGCTGATCAGACCGTCTATCTCTGCGCCGAAACCGGCACCCTGAGCGGAACTACAATCACCCTCAGCGGCAGCGTCATCACTGGAATGCTGGCGGCGCAGCTCTTTGCGGATGCGTTGAGCGATGGGGATACGGTCACGATTGCGGTCGCGGATGCGAGCGACCCGACGAAATTAGCTATTTACTCAGGCGTGCCATTCACTGCTTCCGGCACAACGCTGGATCTCTCCAGCGGGACGCTGCTTGACTCGAACGGAACGCTTGGCTCAAGCGTCAATGTGCTCGGCTTCACTTCCCCAGATCACACACTCCTCATGGATCGCCCAGCACTCGTTGTTTCTGGAGCAGGGGCTGGGTCTTCGAATCAAAGCATTAGCAACGGTATAGTTACAAAGTGCACGACATGTCTCGGAACGCCAAGCAAAGACAACTTTTCAGGCTGGGATGCTACAAACAAGCAATATACAATTCCTGTTGATGGCTCCTATCTTCTTATCGGTCAAGTGAAAGGATCTTCAGTGGCCGTTGGCTATTTTGTGCTATCCAATGTCACACATGCGTCTGCGAGTACATCAGGACCTCGCGTTTATAGCGCAGGGGCTACGGCAACTGATCAGGAGGGTGGAACTGTCGTTACATACAAATCTCTGGCCGCTGGCGATATTGTCTATCTGAATGCATATATCCAGGGAACTGGAACTCAGACTGTGAAAGCAGATTTCGCCACGTTTTTGAATATCCTATACATGGGTAATTAACGATGGCAACAAACAATACAGCAAGCATTTTACAATATCTCGGTTTTCAGCCCTTTAGTGATTTCAATGTCTATGATGTGGATGGCAATATAACAATTGAGTGGCTATCTACAGCGGCGCAGCCGACGCAAGCGCAGATAGACGCGGCAGCCAAGCCATGGGCTGCGAGCGTGAAGACGGAGGAAATCTATCGTGAGCAGGAGATCCGGTCGAAGACGGTTTATGGTGAAGAAGTGAGTCGCTATTTCTTTAATTGGATCGAAGAGTTGTACTCCCAGATCCTGGTACAGTCGGCGCGCAACAATATCACTGCGACAAATACGCCCATCACCTATGGACTCAAGGTGTTGCGCGATGCACGCAATCAACTGCTGGCTGCATTAGATGGAGCTATCGCTTGCGCGAACATCACATACGATCAGATCCTCGCTTTCGATGTGACGCAGCCTGCGACTACCCTGCACTTCTGCGGCACCGATTATTCCTGGGACGGCTGGGGCTACCCTCGGCCTAGTTGAGACTAGCTGATGCTCGGTCTACCGCTCGGCTCGGTTCCCCTTGGCGGTGCGTATATCGCGCCGAGCGGCGGCGCATCATCGTCCATGAGCTTCGGCGTGAGCGGAGTCGTTGCATTCGGAGCGACTGTTCAGGCAGCTGCAGCGGTCGGATTGCCAGTCGCGGCCGGGCTAGCCCATTCAACCGTGGCGCAGGCATTGGCGGAGATCGCCGCCATAGCTATTGCAGGCGAAGGGCAAAACTCTGTGAATGGCGTGGCGGCTGCTTTTCTGAGCGCGGCGCAGGCCGGCGAGAACTGGACAGAGCGAGTCAACGCAATCGTTTCCGAGGCCCTAAGCAGCGGTGCGGATCTTACGCTGGCCGCGGCGGCGACGGAGGGCGTTATTCGTGCCGCGATCAGCCTCGATGCGCGGGGCGCGCTGGAGTTTCAGCAGGCCGCTCAGACGTACTCCGCTGCGGCCTTTGGCGCACGGGCTGGCGTCGGCTTCATCGGCGCGCGTGAGGGGGCGCCGCAATATCTGACGGCCGGTGCCGTGGTTGTCAGCGCCGCCATCCTAGCCGCCGCCGAGATCAATCCTGCCGCCCGTGGCATGCGCAAGATCAAGTCCCATTGAGGTTCGACATGCATGACATCCTGATCCCACGCTTCACCCTCGCCGGGGCAACCCGCCGGCAGCAGTCCATTTTCTCCGATGCCCTCGCCAGCCATCTCTATGGCGTGGTGTTCCGGGACCCCAAGGGCCGGATCATCGATGTCGATGCGATTCACAACCTGGTCACGACCGTCGGGCTGAACAAATACCTGGATGCGACCCTCAAGACCGGGCTGGCCTCGCCCGCCTGGTACCTGGGCTGCACCGACGGCACTCCGACTGCCGCGGCCGGGGACACCATGTCAAGCCATGCTGGCTGGTCCGAGGTGACTGACTTTTCTGAGTCAGTGCGTCAGACCGTGACCTGGGGAACGATTGCATCGGGCAGCGTCGACAACTCCGGGAGTACGGTGACATTTACGACCGATGCCGACAGCGTGACGCTCGGGGGCGCTTTTCTGGTGGACGATGATACCCTTGGCGGCAGCACCGGGACGCTGCTCGGAGTGGGCGCATTCACTGGCGGCGATCAGGATCTCGCTACCTCCGGCTCGACCATTGAGATCACCGTCACCGCTACCCAGGCGGCCGCATAAGGAGACAGCCATGAAGCGAGTCAAGATTCATGATCGCGTCGAGGACAGCAACGAGTTCGCCGCAGGCACCCCGGGCACTGATCCAATCCCGGACGTGACCATCGGGCATCGCGCGAAGAAGTTCAGCATCGCGCGTATCGATAAGTTCCCCGCGGGCTGGACCGGGGATCTGCCGGATGCGCAGGCGGAAAACCTGATCGCCCTGGGACTCGCCGAGGCGCTTTGACGTGATCCATGTCGCCTATATCGCCGTCAGGCGGGGGATGGCTGACGGCAGCAAATTTCAACAATGAGCGATCAAAGCGTCTACTGCGCAGCAGAAATAGGCACGCTCAGCGGAACGACCGTGACGCTGTCGGGTTCTCCCGTGGCCGGATTGCTTGCTGCAATGCCGATCAGTGGCCTGTTGACAGACGGACAGACAGTCACCTGCACGGTTGTTGACGCAAGCGAGCCGTCGTCTTTTGCCGTCCACTCCGGCGTGCCATATACGGCAGCAGGAACAACGCTCGATCTCGATGCCGGGACGCTAAAGCAAGGTTCGCTCAGCGGGATCGGTTCCGCCATTAATGTAATGGTCGATTATCCTGTGCCATTGGATCTTATCGGCCAAACGATCTTTGCTGCGACAACGAAAGCAACGCCAGTTGGCGCAGATTCGCTTGGCTTGTGGGACAGTGTAGCGAGTGCGCTGAAGAATCTGACGCTTACGAATCTGGTCGCTTACCTTAAGACCTATTTCGACGGGCTCTACCCGTCTGGCTCTGGCAGCAGCACGGGGACGAATACCGGGGATCAGGATCTGTCCGGGTTGCTTTCTAAGACGCTGGCGCAGGGAAATATATTCATTGGCGACGCATCCAATGAAGCAGCGTCCACATCTGTCGTCTATGTTGATTCGGGTGGTGTTGTCCGGATAACTGCTCCGAACTCTGCGTCTCCAGTGCTGAAACTGTATGGTGTTTTGGGAACGCCTTATACGCAGGATTTTTTGCAGTTCTACTCAAACGTAATATCCAATACTAAGACGTTTTCAATAAATATGCAGGGAGGGATTTATACTAACGGTGGGATACTAACCAGGGACGGTGGCGGTGGAAGTATTACGCCCCTGGAGGTGCGCAGTTCTGCTAGTCAGAGCGCTGATATCCTCAAAATAGGAAGCTCGTCCGCTATCGGACGATTTCTTACCATTAAGCCGTCAGGATTTTCCGGATTTGGAAACACTAACCCAGCGACTCAGATTCACAATGCTGGCGCCTATACCCAGACCTATATGGATGAGCCAGCCGATCCATCGGACGGAGACAGTGTTTTCTGGCATTCGAACGGCACCGGAGCGGGTGATGCCGGCGACTTTATGATGAAAACCAACATCGGCGGCACGGTGAAAACCATCACGCTCGTCGATTTCAGCGCAGCGTAATGAGGTAGAGCATGGCGACCCTTGTTTATGTGAATCGATTGAATGGCGCGCAGCTCGGAGGCGATCTGCTGGACGCGATCGATAAGATCCGCGATGGGTTGATGGCGCTCCATAATCTGGACGGCCGGCGCGCACAGACTATCGCCGTTTCCCCGGCCGCCTTCGGCGCCGCCTTCGGCATCTCCGACCCCTCGCAGGCCCAGGCCATGAGCGACCGCCTCGCGGCCATCGAGGGCGGCAATTACGCGGGCCTGCCGGACCTGCTGGACGCGACGCTTCGCCAGGTGACCTAAGTGATCGGGTATCCTCCGGGGTCGCAGCCCACCGGAAGCGTTTTTGTCGGCGTCGGCGCTGATGCTGGCGCTGGATTTCTGGTCGTGGATGCGATTGTTATGCTACCGGCATTGTCATCGCTCGGTACGAAAGAAGCATTGGGCGGAGGCTTGGCGATGAACCCGTCGCTCGACGGCACTCCGCTCGTAAAACCCTATTGAGGCCCGCGGAATGATCCATGTCGCCTATGTCTCAAATTCCAATCGCCTGGAGCTTCGCGGGCTCCGGGACCACATGGAGAGCTACGTTAATGACGCGACGGTGGAGGCGACCTGCGTGGATTCGATCGGTGATGAGATCACCGGGGAGACGTGGCCGAAGAGCATGCCCTATGTCTCCGGCGGCCTGCTCGACGAATACGGCAATACCATCACCTACGGCTGTTATGCCGCGGTGCTGGCGGCCGATATCGGCATCTCGGCCGGGGAGACCATCACGGCCAAGATCACCGCGACATCCGGCAGCGTGACCGCCTATTGGGAGCTCCCGGTCAAAGTGGAGACGCGCGATGAGTGACCCTGCCGAGGTCTCGATCGATGCCGCCCTGCTCCGAAGCCTGGGGCAGATCCAGATCGTGAACGGCTACCAGACCGACATCGGCCTGCACGTCCGCGGCTGGGAGTTCAATCCGGAGACGGACCTGGCGGGTATCGCAGATTTCGTGCCCTATCTGATCTGGATCGACGAGGGCGAGACCAACGAGCGCAGCACCGAGGAGCCGGCTTGGACCTACGATCTGACGGTCCTGATTCTGGTGTTTGCCGATGCGAGTCCGGATCTGGCCGATGCCCGTGGCCGGGCCTGGCGAATCATCCAGGATGTGGAGCAGCTCTTGGCGGCCGACCGCACGCTCGACGGAACCGCCCTGCGGTCCCGTGTCGCAAGCAAGTCGGTGTCGCGCCGCGCAGCTGGCTCCAACTACGTGACGGCGGCCTGCCAGGTCGCGGTCGATTATTACAACCCCAATGCTGCATATCTGATCAACCCATAGGAGAACGCCGTGAGCGCACCGTATTTCTGGAGCAATGTAGCAATCTCGATCGAGACCGCCCTTGGGAGCGCCCTTGCGCTGTCCGGTATTACCAAAGCAGACCCTGGCGTTGCCAGTTTCGCTGCTGACCCGAGCCTGTCCGATGGGGATTTCATCAGCCTGTCCGTCGCTGGCATGACCCAGGTGGACGGCCGCGTCTTCCGCGTCGAGGGCGCTGCCGGCAGCGGGCCATATACCCTGGAGCTGGGCGGCGAGGACACGACGAATTACGCCACGTTCGCGAATGGGAATGCCTACGCGATCACATTCGGAAACACCCTCAACAAAACGACCGCGGTCCAGGTGACGGGCGGCGATGCGCAATATGAGGAGTGGACCTACATTCAGGATACGGTCCGCCGTCGCCAGGCCACGAGTTTCAACCCCATTCAACTGAGCTTCGAGTGCGTCTGGGATCCGGCGGATACGACTCTCGCCGCGCTGCTGGCAGACTCCAAATTATTCACCAATCGGGCGATCAAGATTGCCTTCGCCTCGGGGACCTATCCCGTCATGGTCTTCCGCGGCGGCATCGGCGCAACGCTGCTGCCGACCGGCCAAGCCCAGGGTCTCGTGAAAACGAGCCTGACGATTGATGGCCAGGGCTTCCCGACCTATTACACGGCCGCGCCATAATGTTTAAGCTAGCGAGACGGAACGAGGTCCTGTGGCCAGTCATCATTCAGGTGCCTGTGGACCATGGGACCTCGCCGGTGGAGATCGATATCCGGTATCGGCTTCTCAGTCGCTCCGAGGCCCGCACGCTCGAGGAGCGCACCCGCACCGACGGGACGGACGCATTCTCCGCGCTGGATGCCCTCGACACCGAGCTCGCCAGCCGGATTACCGGGTGGGACCGCGTGGGCGACGAGGACGGAAAGCCGGCGCCCTTCTCCCCGGAGGCCCTGCGCGCCCTGTTGGATCTGCCCTATGCCTACACCGCCATCCGCGACGGCCTGTTCAATGCCAGCAACGGGGCGCTCGCAAAAAACTGAGGGCCTGGGTCCGCTGGCAGCAGTCGTCAGGGGATTCCGGGCCGCAATATTGCAAGGGCTGCCGGGGGGCGAGGCGCAGCCAGTCGCGCTGCGCCGGATGCGCGGAGCCGCTGCTCCTGCCGGAGGCGGAGCCCGTCATCCTGCTCTGGCTGCGGGTGCAGACCCAATGGCGGGTCGGGATGTCCGGGGAGACCGGGCTGGACTACGGGGCGGTGCTGGCCGTGATGCGGCTCTTTGACCAGGAGGATCCGATATTGTTCGACGGCCTGCGCATCTGCGAGGCGGCCTTCCTGGAGCTGCTGAACGAGCGGCCCGAGAGCGAGACATCCAATGGCCATCGCATCTAATCTCTACCGCATTATTTTGGAGGCGAGAGACGCCGGATTTCAGGCTGCGATCCGCGCCGCCGAGGGCGAGCTGAAGCACCTGGGCAGCACCGGCAAAGCCGCTGGGCGGGATCTGGATAAGGGGCTGAATGTAGCGCAGGCGGGATTGAAAGCCGTGCGCAATGAACTCTTAAGGCTGGCAGGCGGCGGCAGCGTCCTGCTCATATTGCGCTCGGTCACCAACAGCTTTGACGAGATGGCGAAGGCCGCCCAGCGTGCCGGGGTGACCGTCGAGAAGCTTTCGGCACTCAAGTATGCTGCCGATTTGTCCGGTGTAAGCTTCGAAAATCTGCAGACCGGTGTGCAGCAATTCGGGCAACGATTGGCGGAGAGCGCTACCGGCACAGACAAAGCCAGTAAGCTATTGCGTGCGCTTGGGATAGATGCAAGTAAGGGCACCCTGCCGGCTCTGAAACAGCTCGCTGACGTTTTCGCGTCGACCAAGGACGGTGCGGCCAAAACAGCGTTGGCTGCAGAGCTTCTCGGACAAGACCTTGGGCCGAAGCTGATTCCCCTGCTCAACGCCGGAGCCTCCGGAATCAATCAAATGATGCGGGAGGCGCACCAGCTCGGCCTGGAGATGGATACACAGACCGCGAAGGCTGCGGAGCGGTTAAACGACGATATCACCCGGCTGACTGGGTCGTTCCGAGGTCTGACCTACTTTCTCGCTGGCCCAGTAATTGCCGGGCTTGCCAACGTTTCTCAGCTATTCCTCGATGCCATAAAGAATGGCTCGCTCCTCAGCACGGTCATTGACCACTTGTCTGCGTCATTTAGCGGACTGACCAAAAATGCTCGCCTGGATCAGATCGCCCAACAAATCGCAACCGTGAAGGGTGCTATTGCTGATCTGCAGGACAAAGGAATTACCGGCTTTTACCTGCGCGCGCGTAGCGAGACATTAAACGCCCTGAAGGGAGCGGCAGGACTCGATACGGAAACGGTCGGACAGCAGGTCGATCAGCTAAAAGGACGCCTGAAGGACCTGGAGGCAGAGCGAGACGCGGTTATCAAGCAAGAGCATACTGCGACCGCCGCAGCCTCCGGCCATGCCAGCGCCCTGGAGAAGCTGATCGGCAGCCTCGGCCGGACCGCGACCGCACACAAGGCCGTCGGCAGTGCCGCCAAATCCTCCGCCCGCGAGCAGCAGACCGCCGACAAGGCCCTGATCGCCGGGGGCCAGGCGCTCGCAGCGTACATGCAGCATCAGCGCGATCAGATCCGGTTAATGCAGCTCACCGGGGTCGAGCGCGCCCGGGCCTCGGCTCAGATCGAGGTAGAGGCCAAAGAGCATGACCTGAACGCTAAGGCTCTCGAAGCCGAGAATGCCGGGCACCGGAAGCTAGCCGACGCCTACCGCCAGCAGATCACCGCCTGGCAGCAGGCATTGCCCGCCATTCAGCAGAACGCCGCCAGGCTCTATGACCTGCAGAGCGCGGCCGTCAGCACCAGCGAGGGAGTCGCCGAGGCATGGAAGCGGGCACTGAAGGGAATCGATACCGGCTTCGCGGATCTCTGGAAATCGGTCTTCCGCGGCGGCACGGACATGCTCGACAACCTGAAGAACGCCATCCTCGACTTCCTGGCCGAGATGGCGCATTTGCTGATTACGCACCCCCTCGCGGTCAGTCTGACGACGGCGTTGACCGGGACAACCGCCTCGGGCACAGCCGCGGCGGCAACGGCCGGCTCGGCTGGTGTCGGTGGAACGGGAGGCATCGGGGTACTTGGCTCGCTCGGCAATCTGCTTAGCGGCACATCAATCGGCGGGGGCATCGCGTCCGGGCTGTTCAATTTGGGATCGGCCGTGGGGATCGCGCCGGATACCCTGGCCAATGGGCTCTCCGGAATCGCCAACACGTCCAACCTCGTCTATGGCATCAGCGGGATCGCCGGGGCCGTGGTCGGACACCTGCTCGCGCAAAATCAGGCGGGACAGATCGGATCGGCTGTGGGCGGTATCGCAGGATCTCTCGGAGGCGCTTCGCTGGCTGGCGCAATTTCTTCGGCTGCTGGAGTTGCGGCCGGTTCCGCTACGGGCGCGGCGATCGGGTCAGTCGTGCCGGTTGTCGGCACGATCATCGGGGCGGCGATTGGCGCTCTTGCCGGTAACGCATTCGGCCGACCGCACATTCCAGAGGCGACGATCGCCGGACGCCAGGGCGGGGCCGTTCCGGTCAGTGGCTATAACCTGAGCCAGGAGCAGTTTCAGCAGGCCATCAATTCCATTGATGCGGTGAATCAGTTGGTGAATCTGATCTCATCGACCCTGGGGGAATCCGGGAAGGCGGCCATCGCGGGCGTGAATATTCCGCCGACCAAAGGCGCACCCGGAGATCTGGAGCAGGAGCTAAAGAATCTCCTTCAGGCCGACATCCAAGCCGCGGCTGCCGCCGGGGAACAGGAGGCGAAGTTTATCGCGCAGCAGCTCGGCGATTTCTCGGGCTCGCTGCAGGACACGGCGAAAGCGATCGGCCAGGCCATCCAGGATTTCGCCGGGCTCCAGCAATTCATCTCCGATCTGGCTGACCTCGGCAAATCGCTCGGTGCTACCGACGATGCCGTTCTCGCCGCCGCCCAGCACATGGCGGATCTGGCGGGATCAGTCTCCGGCCTAGCCAATGCCCAGGCATTCTATTACCAGAATTTCTACTCCCAGACGGAGCAGCTGCAGAAGACCTACCAGGACGCCGAGAACGTCATCGTCGCCTGGAACCAGGGAATGGGGCGCACCGGTGATGCCCTCATCGACACCAAGCAGGAGCTGCGCGCGTTCGTCGATTCGCTGGATCTGACTACCGAGGCTGGTCAGGCCGCCTATGTCCAGGCTCTTGCGATCGCTCCCGCATTCGTGGCCGCGAGCGATGCCATGGCCAAGCTCACCGGGTCTACCGCGGACCTGGCCGGTGGGCTCAGCAGCGCGCAGACCAAGATCCAGGAGTTTCTGACCGGCCTCTTCACCAGCTCCGAATCTCCGCTATCCCCGAAGGATCAACTGGCCTATGCCCGGACCCAGTTCGAGCAGACCTATAGCGCGGCCCAGGGCGGCGATCAAGCGGCGCTATCGAGCCTCACCGATGTTGCGAAGACCTACCTGGACGAGGCCCGCCAATATTTCGGCAGCTCTACCGGCTATGCGGATGTATTCTCCCGCATCACGGACGAGCTGCAGACCCTTATCCCGAGCCAGCAGGACCTTGGCGCCGAGCAGCTGACCGCCATGCAGACTAGCGTCAACGTCGAGCGGGCGGGCTTCGAGGCAGTGCGCGCGGAGATTGCCGCGCTGCGCCGCGATCTGGATGCCTTGCGCAGTGCCAGCCTACCGGCGCAGGCGGAGCGGAAGGTGGCCTAATGCGTCTCGGCTATAACGATCAGGGCCTGAGCGCCACCTGGTCCGGCGGAAGCTGGTCCGGGGATCTGACGCCTGCCAACCAGCTCGCTAACCGCTTCATTGCGGCCAAGGCCCGCACGACCTCGGCCGCGGCCCTGACCCTCACCGCGACTCTGGCCGCTTCGACCAGTATCGACGTGGTTGCCATCGCTGGCCACAATCTCACGCTGAATACCGCGACCGTCCGGGTACAGGCCGGGAGCTTCGACTCCGGTGCTGTCACGGTCGCGGCTGCCGGCTCGCTGCCGTTCCTGACGCCTGTCTTCTGCTGCCTGCTCCCGGCCGCGGAGACCGCCTCCAGCGTGCAGATTGACATCGCCGATACCGGCAACGCGGACGGCTATCTCGAGATCGGTCGCGTCCTCATCATGCAGGATGCCTATCCCTTCACCCGCCAGCACATCGTCTATCCGGCCTACCGGGGCTGGGCGGACGGGACCCAGATCACCGAGTCTCTCGGTGGCTTCCAGTTTCCAGACCAGCGGCCGCCGCGCCGCATGGAGCGCTTCACCCTGGACGGGCTCACCGCCGCGATGGAGGCCGGCCTCTGGGGAGCGGCCGGCACCGAGGGGCTCTCTGGGGAGGTGCTTTTCATCCACGATCAGACTCAGGTGGATGTCTCCTACGACCGCATGTTCCTCGGCCGGCTGCGCCGTCTGAATGAGCTGGAGATGCGGAGCTTCGGGCGCAATCTCGTCGAGTTTGAAGTTGGTGAGGTGTTCTGATGCGGAACCCGATCTTTCAGATCCTGATCGAGACTCAGGCGGTGGATCTCTCTACCGGCACCGAATATCCGATCTATGCCTCGATGCATGGATTTACCGCAGGGCCAAGCGATCCGACGGCGCCGAACCGCTACTACCCGCCGACCATCGTCACGCCGCTCGTCGTAACCTTCGGCACAGGGACCCAGAATTTCGGCGGCATCGAGCTGAGTAATCTGGATGGCACCTATGATTCAATCTCGGGCTATTCCTCCCACGGCCAGGCGGTCACTATCAAACTCCTGCTGACCGACGACCCGCAGCTCGACCATACCGTGATCCTGTTCGCCGGCATAGTGGACAGGATGCTTTGCGGGCGCAAAGTGGTGCGCATCCTATGCCAGGACCCAAGCCGCATCCTCGATAAGACCGTGCGCTCGGGCCTTTTCGATTCCACCCTGGACAGCATCGAAACCAACACTGACCTGGACGGCGTGGTCCGTCCACGCGGCAAGGGCCGGGTCAAGAACATCACACCGAAGCTCGTCAATGCCGGAAATCTCATCTATTGCATGCGGTGGCCCTATAACACTGATGTCAGTGTTGGCCGAGTCTTCACGAACATCGTGCATGCGGTGCGTGACGGGGGCGTCGAGATCACTTTCGACGGCAATGACTACGGCGATGGCGCGACGCTCCTCGCCGCCTCGGTCGCCTCGGGCTATTACGCCACCTGCCTCGTCGAGTCTTTAGTGAAGCTCGGCTCGACCCCGGTCGGCATTCTGACCGTTGACTGCACCTATAACGAGACCCAGGATCTGGTCACCGGCACCCCCAAGGGCATGCTCGCGAGCATCATGGAGGAGCTTGGCCTGGAAGAGAGTCAGATCAGCTACAGCAGTCGGTTTACGGACAAGGACTACCAGATGGGGTGGTACGCCACCGAGCCCGATCAGCTCTCCTATCGCAGCCTGACGCAGACCCTATTGGCACCCATCCTCGGCTGGATGCAATGGGACGGCGCGGGGAATGTCCGATTTGACTGCGACGGCGCACCGGATGAGAGCGATGTGAAATTGATCCTGACCGACCGCAGGGACCTCCTAGAGCCTGACCAGTGTCCGCTGCTCGATTGGGATGTGGATGACGAGGTGACGCCGTTGCGCTCGGTCCTGATCGGCTACGGAAAGAACTGGACGATCCAGGAGGGCGCCCAGCTGCTCGGAGCCGCGCAGGGCGTGCAGACCTGGGCCGACACCTGGCATTACGCCGAGGGCGAGTCCGCCCTCTCCATCGATGCAATTCAGGATCAGGTGACCGCAGAGTCCGCCATCTATGGGGCCGCCGATGCCCAGACCGAAGCGGATGCCCAGATAGCCTTCCGTTCCAAGGTCCGCCCGCGCATCACCGTCCAGCTCGACATGCTGAATCCCTATGGCCTGCGGCTGCTTGGCGCCGCGCCGGACTTCTCCGCCTGACCCATGCCCGCCCTGGCCGATCTCACTCTCCTCAGTCTGTCGGTGGGCGATACCGTGCAGTTCGATCTGCAGAACCGCTCGCCCTTTTGGGCCTCGAGCTACGGCGTCATCAAGGCCATTACCATCGACGCCGGCCGCCAGGTCATGACCCTCACGATCGATCTGGGGGGCTATGCCACGGAGCAGGTCCTGACCTGGGGCTCGGGCTGGATCGGCTGGTACTACCCGCCGGAGACCTACGACCCATGAGCATCGACTGGTCTGGACTGCCGGATTCCGTCGTCATCCAGGGGCCGGCGCCCAATCCAACATATCCGGACTATGCGGGGTTATCCTGGATCGGCGCGACCGTGCCCGCTGACGGGACGATGGCGTTTGACTGGGCCTTCACCGGCGGCAGCGGTTACGCCCTCCTCTATTTCGGCGTCAATCACGGCGCGCGGCTCATCGACTCCCGCTATCAGCCGACGGACGGCGCATCAGGCTCTGTCTCCGGGATCGAGGTGCGAGCGGGCGACCGCTTTGAGATCTGGCTCTCCCCGAACACGACGCGTCCCGTACTGACCGTCTCGAATATCGCCTACACCCGCGGCTCAGTCACCGCATTGCCGGCTGTGACGAGTGGCTCGAAGCCGGATCTCTCAATCGCCAGCGCCGCCCCAGACGGAAGAGCGGTGCTCTATGAGTGGGGAAATTATTACTACTGGCCCCTCGCCGCGACGATTTACCGGGCCTCAGATGAGACGATTTGTCTGCTGGGCGTGATGTATCCCTACTCGGCCGGCGAATATGACTCGCCGGAGCCTATGGCCGACCCGATCTATTCCGCCAACATCATGTTCATTAGGGCGCGCATGCGGCTCGACGGGACCCTTGCATCGTGCGAGGAGATCCAGGTCCCGTTCGATTACAACGGCGATATCTGGGACGCATCCGGCTCCGAGAACGATCCCACCTGGAGCTATGCATGGGGAGAGTTTTTCGGGGAAGGAATCATAAACTCCGACCGATATCTTATCGGCGAGCAGAACTACTGCTGCTGGGACACGGCAGACCCCAACACGGCCACCGGCTATCCGTTTTGTGAGAATCTCGCGGGTAACTGGTTTTGGGTGGATCTGGACGCGCGCACGTCGCAGCCCTTCCATACCGTCGCCCCGGCGGATCGCACGTTTGATTCTACTCTTGGCTGGCTGGGGCGGAAAAATCCAGCCTGGTGCGAAGAGATGAACGATGCCTGGTATTACTCCCTTGGCGATACGCCAGGACCGCCCGTCATGGACCCCGCAACCTCGGATGTCTATTTCCTGACGCGCGAAGGGCTCGGAAGCCAGTATGCAGATGCCAAAATCGTCACGAAGTTCCAGGTCCAGAACAACGATATCTCGCTCTATCCGGGCACCATCGATCCAGATCAGACTTGCTACGCCTATGGCCCCGTGGGGAGCACCGGAAACAGGATCGAGACCTTCACTTACCATGGGGATAGTTTCACGCTGGCCAATATTCAGCTTGTGTCAGAGCGGGTGTTCGATGTGCACGCCGCGTCCGGCTATTCGGGAGCCCCCACACCCAGGATTCGCATCACCATAAACTCGCAACACGCCGATGTGACTGCATATGCCTGGCTTGGTGAGGAGGTAAGAGACAATCTCGCAGCAATCACCAGCCGCACCATCTCTGATGGCACGACAATCCAGGTGGAGTTCTATTCCGATGCGCAATCGAGCAACGGCAACCCGCAGTGTTATTGGCATCATTTCACCGGGCTTGAGCTGTATACGACGGACGCCGGCATAGGCGAGTACCTTTATCCCTACAACGGCATTTGGATCAATAAGGCGCAGCCAATGGCGACCACCATGACGGCGCGCGCTGCGCTATTCCCTGCTACCGTCGGCGGCGGGTGGGGCGACGACCGCATGTACGGCGGTTATACTCACAATGCCCAGCTTTTGTGGGACAAGGGAACAGAGAAACTTTGGGTAGCCTATTGTTACGAGACCAGTTCCGGCTCAAACAACTATCAGCTCTATCTCGAAGAGATCAATACAACGACACTGGCAAGAAGTGGCGACATTTACGGCCCGATCAGGCCCCCGAGCGCCGATACGACGGACAAGCGGACAACGCTTTACGGAAAGAAGCTCGATAATCCATGGATCATGCACAACGGGCGCCTATTCGTGGCTTGGGACGCCGCGGACGGCGGGTTTGCATGCTATGACATCGATACTGCGACGCTTGGGGCTGAAGTGACCCCGGCAGACAGTGCCGGCACCGTCTGGTATGGGAGCACGGGTCCTGGGATGTTGCACCTTTCCGGCAAGTCGTTCCTGCTCTATGAGCCGAGCGGCTACGCTTACGACGGCAACCGGTATGATTTTCAAGGATTGACCTGATGTTACTGCTGGCCCACTATCTCGACGAACCGAACAACATCGACATCGCCGTCCTTGGCCGAGGCGATACCGACCGCCTTGGAGCGCGCCTGCAGCTAATCTGGAAAGCCTATTGCGCCAAGACAGGAACGACGCCAGCATCGTTCGATCGGACCAAGCTCCACATCATGCCGATCCATCCCTCTGCCGTGACCGTCAATGGCAAGCTCCACCGCCTTGGTCCAGTGATCCGCCGCGGCACTATTCCGGACGACGAATAGGCGCCTGTCTGATGGGCATCCGACTCGAAGGATTCAGCGAAGCAGACCGGTTCCTCGCTGGCCTGCCGCGCCGCGCCCGGTCCATCCTGAGCCAGACCCTCAACGACGGGGCCAAGCATGCAGCGACCGAGGCGACGCGTCGGGTCCGCGAGACCTGGAACATCAAGATCAGGGCCGCGAAGGCGCAGCTGCCTATCACCCGGTCCAACGCCGAGACCCTGCGCGCGACAATCCGCGTCAAGGGTGGCCCCATCGCGCTCATGGCGTTCGGACCTAAGCAGACCCGCCGCGGGATCTCTATCAAGGTGCGCCGCGGCAAACAGACCGTCCTGCGCCACGCCTTCCTCGCGACGATGCAGAGCGGTCATACCGGCGTCTTCTACCGTCGCGGCCCGAAGGTCCAACCGCGCCGCGGGCGGTATGCCGGCCGCATCATCAAGCGCGGACCCCGATCCGGTCAACCGCTGCTGCGCCAGCGGATCTATGAGCGCTACGTGGTCAGTATGCCTACGATGGTTCGTGGCCTGTGGCCGGAGATCGAGGCCGACGCCCGCGCCTATCTCAACCTCCGCCTGCATCAGCAGATCGCCCGCGCGCTGGAGGGGAAGTGACAGCATGACCCGCGCCCTCATCTGACTCTGACCGCCAGGCATCCAGCGCCCTCCGAATGCCCTCGGCTGCGTTCCCTTGCCCGATCCGCCTGGCCCGCTCCCATTTTTCAGCTTGGGAGCCCCACGCCCGCCCGGTCTTGGGTTGGCAACCGTGTCACGGGTTGTGAGCGGACGCGGGGCATTGATCGATGGCGGGCGTCTCACCCGCCCGGCGCGTCTATACCGCGCTCTAACCCGCGTTTCTCTCGCCGGCTGCGGGGGCCGGCCACCAGGGCGAGGAGTCAGCCCTGAGAGACGGGTGCCCTTTGCTTGCTGGCCGGCCGACATAGACAGCGCTTTAGCGCCCCCTCAGCAAGCATCGGGCATTGATCTCAGATCTCGGGAGTCTCAGGCAGCGGCATCCAATGTGTCGGATTCCCCATCTCTATGCCCCAGACGCCGGGGGAATGCCACCAGTCAATCCAAACCTGACGGCCGTCGCTGACGAGGACATCAGTCCCGTCCCGCGGTACCGTCTCAATCGGTTGCCACTCGTTCACCATTCCTCCCCCCGGCATCGTCGCAGACGATGGCCGACACTCTTCGCAGACCCGACGAATCGTACACGACGTTGGTTCTCTGGAGCCCAGATTGGCTGTATCTCACCGAGGTTCTTCTCAGGCCCGATGGGTCGTATGAGACGGGCGTCCTCCGTAGACCCGACGAATCGTATGTCGAATCTCCAATCCTGTAGCAGTTGCAGCTTTCGTCGTTCACCATTCACCTCTGGGCAAATTGGGTGCCCATTGCTTGCTGGCCGGGCGCTACTCCGGCATGTCCGGTCTGCGTCGGACGGCTGCCGTCCGGCAAATCCGCGTGTCCGCTTTCCACGCCGCAGCAAGCATCGGGCATTGATCGTTAGGCGGCTGGCAGCGCGGCAATATCATCCAGCACGCGCTCTACATCCTCTGCAGTCAGATGCCCGAGTACATCGCCAGTGATCGGCGTTTCATAGGTCAGTTTGCCACGCTTCATAACGGCTAGTTCATACGGAGCATCTTCATCGGTATAGAACATCGGGCCGGTAATCACACTTGCCCCATATCCGTTGTCGAAATCAACCGTGGCCTGAGTACCACCCATGCCGGCTGGATGTGCTTCAAACTTCAGTTCTTCAATCTTCATAGTTTCTCCGTGAACGGCTGCATCCACGATCAAGATGCCGCGGCGATGTTGTCGGCCATGACCTGCGCCAACTGCTCGCGCTGCTCGTCCGTGAGCTGGGAGCTGCGCATCAGGTCCAATACCTGGTCGCGGTCCTCTTCGGTCTGGACGGCCTCGGCCTCTTCCATCAGCGTCTCGAAGCTGAAGCCGGCACCGCCAGATTCAGTAGCGGGCGGCCCGCGGTCTCCGGCCGGTTCTTCGGCCTGGTGTTTCATGGCCTCTGCCTCGAGCTGCGCCACTCGGTGGGGATCTGCGCCGCGCTTCATGCGCCATTCGCCGTTTTCCTTGCAGGTCTTGTTGGCCGAGTGCGCCGCTTCGATCCAGGGAATACCGCGCGCGTCCACCAGTTCGCCGTCTTCGTTGGCGCGCGGCCAGCCGCTGGTCTCCGGCGCCTCCTCCTGCTGCGCGGCTGCCCCAGGCACTCCCCCCGACTCTTGGGCGGGTACCGTCGCTTCCTTCGCCTGTCGCTGTTTAGCTTCCGACATCAGCTTGGCGTCCACTCCTTCGCCAGCACCCGGGGTGACGTTCACCTCATAGCGGCCGAAGTCGGACTCTTCCTCATCAGCGATGACCTGTGCCAGCTCGTCGCTCTGGGGCCAGTATTTGGCGTTCCTGCGAATGACGGTCTTCCAGGCCATGGCCTCGAAGTCGGTTACCCATGGCCCTGAATTTTTGGCGGGTGAGCGCTGGCGGATCGCCTCCACCTCTTCGATGGTCATGAGGCCGGCGCCGAATGATCGCGTCCCGTCCCGGAAGGTCGCCACAGCGTAATAGGCGAGGGCTTCTCCCCGGTCACTGAGGGCAGGCTTGTGGATCAGGTTTGGCCTGAGTCCGAGCTCCCAGTCCCACTTGTCGTTCTCTCGGATCGTGGCTGGGAATACGTCCAGGATCTCGCCGCTCTGGCGCATCAGTGAAATGATGCCTTGGTACATGGGCACGAACTGTGCGTCCATGGTCCCGGTCTTGTTGTTCCGGAAGGGAACCAGTGCGCCCATGCGCCCGTCTGGCATGAGGCCACGCTCGGCTGCTTTCATGGTGGAGGCCAAGACGCTGTTCGGAGTGCACTTGGCCAGCGCTGGGTTGACCTGGAGTTGGGTGAAGAGGGCGCGGGCGAAGCGCTCCGGAGAGATATGCTTCGGCAGTGCGAGCTTGATCTGCGCTTGCTGCTTGGTGATCAGACTGCGCAGATTGGCGACGTTGGTTTTCTGTAGGTCATTCATTTTAAATTACCTCGGTTTCAGCAAATTTTGTACCCATTGGCCGGTAATCTTCGGAGGCTGTCTTTCCGCATTTTTCGCATTTCATCGAGGGGATGATATTCCGATGAAAGTTATCATCATCATATCCTGATCCACGTTTGGTATGTCCGCAATGCTCGCATTCATAGATCGCCCAGAAGTCTCTCCGGATCTGATCCTCAATCTTTAGAATCCTCATATCAATCCTCTCTCTCTAACGGCTCAAACGGAAGGCCGAGAAATGCGAGAAATTCGGCCCATTCCGTATCAGCATATTCGCTGCCGCCAAAATTCTTGATCGAATTAAGAAGATATGCTCGCTCCTCCTCTTTCGTCAGTCCGAACATTGTCTCTTGCCCGAATAACACAGAAGCTATCTGTCCGAGCGCTTCATCTCGGCCGAGACAAATGGCTGCCATATCATCTACGGCAACCCAATAACCGCAGTCTCTTTTTTCAATCCGGATCTGTTTGAAATCCATGACGTTACCTTCTGTCGTTGGGTGCCCTAACTTGCTGGCCCGCGTGGTTCACCGGCATCCCGCCGTCACCCGTTCACACCGCGTCCGGTCGGCCACGGTAGAGGGAATAGAACCCGTATCGTTGCGCACCAATATGAATCCCATCGCAGCAAGCATCGGGCGTTGATTACTCAGAGCGCCCACCGGGGCAGGCTGATGGACTCAATCTCGTCCGGATAGCCAGGCCAATAGCCGGTGGCATAGGCCTCAGCAAACCGCGGGAAGGCCGCTAGACACCGCTGCCAGCCGTGGGCAATGGCCTCTTGGTCGAAACCCATCACGCGCACGCCGTGCGGAGGCTCGGATTCGATGACGATGTGGCGGAAGGCCCGCGGTGACCCATTCGCCCGCGCTGCCCATTCATACAGCGCTGCCTGGACGTGGTACTGAAAGGTGCCGCATTTGCGGGTATAGGCATCATAGCCGGCTGAGTCGGTGGTCTTGATGTCGCCGGTCAGGTCCATCTTGTGAGACCAAATATCGGCCCTGGTCTTCACCGGGCAGCCGGTCTCTTCATGTCGCGCGAGGACCGTCAGCTCTGGCTCGAAATCCTCCAGGATGATTGAGGCGATCGGATGGCTGAGCGCCGCATCACGCATCGCCACTGCTTGCACATGGGTGTCCTGATCAATGATATAGAACCCGCGCTCTTTGGCCTCGTCCTGGAGAATGCGAATCTGCCCGTCGAGCATCACGCTTGGCGCCGCCTTGCCGACCGCCGGCGGCACCATATCGAGCGCCTCGGCAAGCGCCTCCACATAGAGCTCCCTAGCCTTGTTGCTGCCCCGGCCAGCGCCTTCCGGGAGGACGACATAGCGCTTGGCCTCAGGCTCGAGGAGCATCTCGTGAACGAGCGTCCCGCGCCGCATGGCCTCGCTTTCCTGTTTCACTTTCTCGCGGACGTGGAGCATGGACTCGGCCAGCGCAATCTTGATTGCGGAGCTGCTGGCCGCCTCGATCTCGAGGTAGGTCTCGAAGGGGACCCCGGACATGATGCTCGGGAAGGCGAACGCTTCTGTTTGCTGAAGTATGGTCATTTCTGCTCCCGAGGCAATGGATGATCCCATTTTGCTGCATCGACAATTGCTGCTCTGCTGATAATTACCGCATTCGGATATGGCTCGACCTCGTTCAGCGTTCCTTTCGCTAACGCATCTGCATATCTCCCGCTGTCCGCTATCCATGCCGCCCTGCCGAGGAGAATTTCGGCATCAGTGATAATCAGCACGGTTCCCGTATACATCATCGTGACGGTGCGGATCAGGTAGTCATCCCCGATTTTCAGCAGACTATCGTCGTTTTTCACTTTTGGCGCGCTTTCGCTTCCGGTCGGCGAAAACAAATTGAACAGCTCTCGCATCTCCTTTACTGTCAAATCGTCAATATTCATTTCTGCTCCTCATATGCCATTTGGAAAATCAGAATAATCCCGACCACGACCGCGACCACGACCGCGACCATGACCCTGACCCTGACCCTGACCCTGACCACGACCGCGACCATGACCCTGACCCTGACCCTGACCACGACCACGACCACGACCACGACCCCGACCCCGACCACGACCGCGACCGCGACCATTCATTTGCGACCAGTTGAATCATCCTTATACCTCCTCTTCGCCCAGGCCCACGCATTCCAGCAGCGTCATGGCTACGTGGCGCCTGGCGGCGATGATGTTTTGGTCCCCGCACTGGCCTGGCTCGGCGAGGGCCTTCAGATAGGCTAGGCGATCCCCCTCCTGTAGCACCCGCCGCGCGATGACCTCGGCCACGGTCGGGTGCTCGTGGCGATTCGCATCAACCTGGGAAAGAACCCGCCACACCGGGTCGAATTGCGTCTTCTGTCGTTCAATGCCAATATCAAAAATTCCTCTGTTGGTTGCCGTCTTATCCAACCCTCCTTGCCTAGCCATGCCCTGCCGAGCCACGCCCTCATCAAGATCCAAAAACGCTCGCCAAAAATCCCACCGCCGCTATAACAAGGACAACGAGAAGCAGGGCAAACCAGCCGGGGGGCGGGGACTCATGGAACGGTTTTCGGCTCATGGCTTGGTCCCTATGGGACGATCGGCCTTCGACAGGCGGGATAGAGCCGCATTCCGCTTCTCCTCTTCGGCAATTGCCTCGCGCAGCAGATGCTGCCGCCAGATGACGACACCCTCTTCAATGCCCGCGTCATATGCGTCACGCGAGGCGGTCCCGGGCTTGTATGGGGACTTCAGCTCCTCGACCTCTTTCGCCTTGAACATCAGGCAGGCCATGACGCCGGCGCGAAATTCGGGGCTGCGCGGGTCTCCTACAGCCGAGGGGTTGAATCTCTGCAGGAATAGATCGCTGACGACGTTGCTCATGGCCGTACCGTCCTGACGCCTTCGTAGGTGCCGTCCGGATTCAGATAAAGACGGCGATCGAGCTGGTCCATTTCGTCGCGGAGCTTCAGGAGCTCCGTGTTCCTGGGGTATTTGAGGATTACGACAATCTCGTCCGCGTTTGGGGCGCTCAGCTTGGGTGGGCTCAGCTCCGGTGGGGTCTTCGGGACTTCGTATCGCATCGCTTCTTCCTCTCGTCTCGTTCCTGTGTCATCGTGAGTGGCATTGTAAACTACGCTTTGACCCCCGTGTCAACAAGAAATTTACGTGGCAAGCGTTGTGCGCTGGTCACCCTAAAATAACCGAAGGTTGACACGTGGATTCGCGGGGGTATATTTAGGCGCAACGACGCGCAGAGCATGCAGGAGCAAGAGAATGTCGAAAGCCGATTCAGTTCGCGGGCGGAGCAATCCGATCGAGCGGGCATGCCAGGTCCTGGACTGCACACAGACGGAGCTGGCCAGCCGGTTAGGCCGCACCAAGGCCGCCGTGAGCAAGGCGAAGCGGCTCGGGGAGGTGTCCTGGTCGCTGGCCCTTAAGATCGAAGAGATCACGGGCGGGAAGGTCACAAGGTACGAGGCATGTCCCAAGACGTACGGCCACGCGCCGGCCGAGGCTGCGCCGCCTAAACCCAAGCCACGTGAAGATGAGAAAGTATCTGCGGACGCCGCCTGATCTGGGCGGTGCCACGACAAATACACCATGAAGGGATAAGCCGAGTGTACCTCGGTGTGGAGAGTCATTCGGGCCGGAGATTGCGGGATGGTCGCCGGCTTCTGAGGCAGGAGAGCCCCATTGCGCCCGCTCCGCTCCCGATAAAGCGAGAGGGCAGCTATGCCTGTGCACGAAGCGAAATAGTGGGGCCGCCCGGAGCCCCTGGGAATCCGGGCAGTTTGCCTCGCACGGTTTCGAGAGGTCGCCGAGCGGTCGGGCAGAGTTCCCTCCTCGCTCACCCGATCGTGGCCGGTGACCTCTCCCCCCAAATGCCGCCTGCCGGCCCGGCGGATGAAGTAGGGCCGAATCTCCTGATGTGTCCTGAGCTTGCCCGCGCACTGAGCCTGCGCGGGCTTTTTTTTGGGCGAGACGTGGGGCGTCTATGGAGACCTATGACGCGCATGTGATAGCGCGGATCATGTACTTCAGGGATCACCCGGAGCGATGCCCGAATTATTGGGCGCACACGCGCGGACCTGACGGCTATATCGCTTGGCATGAGTGGGCGGAGCACATGCAGAAAACGCATAGACAGCGCCGTTGTTCTAGCTGCTGGCTATTCGCGATATGGACGCCGAGACGCAAAGACGAGCCGCTGGAAATGGACGATTTCTCTGAATACGACACCGCAATCTAACGGAAGCCAGGCAGACGAATCGCGGCAGACCCGGCGGCTCACGTGACGCGATGCCTGCGCGACAAATAGGCCGGGTCGGAGCGCAGGCCAGCGGCGGCAGACACTGGGGGGCGAACGCCTCGCCCCCTACGGCACGATCCGAAAAGCCCGCCGGCAAATGCCCCCTCGAGGAAGGGGTAGGCGAGCAATTTCTGACGATGAATATTTCGCCAAACTGATAGCTAAACGCCCCGCGACTTTTGCGGGTCCGTTTTGAGCGCATGGTTGGGTACAGAGGAGTTTCATATGGTTGAAATTGATAGATACTTCTGGGTAAGGGATAGGACAAAACATGCTTTGCAAAAAGCGGGGGCATGGAACATCAAATCCGTTTTTTCCTTGAGCGAAGACCAACTACTAAAAATCCCAGGGGTGGGCAAGAAAGGAGCATACGACATAATAGATGAAAGGATTAAATTAACCGGTGCGGAATACGAGCGCGACTTCGCACGCAGACAGGTGGAAAAGGCAAAGGCGAATCTTGCTCCTTTTTTGGAGAAACTGGAGGTAGCGAAAAAAAGACTTAAGGAAGCTGAATACGCAGTCTCAGCACTGGAAGAAATGCGGACTCGGTTGAACGCTGATCGGGAGCCGATTGCATGACAGACGCAAGTCAAACGCTGGATCGCTATTACGCGTTTCTTGCGAGGAAGCGCAGATCCGCTATCCCGTCCGGATTGAAGCGAATCCCGGCGCTCAACGGCGCGATGTTCGGCTACCAGGCCGATGTGACCGACTTCCTGCTGCGCATCGGCAGCGGAGCAGCGTTGCTGGACACGGGGCTTGGTAAATCCATCATCGAGCTGGAATACGGGCGTGTGATGGTCGAGGCCAACCACAAGTCCGTCCTGATGTTGGCGCCGCTCGCCGTCGGACCCCAGCACGAGCGCGAGGCGGCAAAGTTCGGGATCGAGGCGAAGTACGTCCGACACCCGAGCGAGATTACAGGGCCAGGGATCTGGATCACCAACTATGAGCGCCTGCACCTGTTCGACCCGGGCGGCTTCTGCGCGCTGATCCTCGATGAGAGTAGCCTGCTGAAGGCCTACGGCGGGAAGACATCCAAGGCGCTCATCGCGTTCGGCGAGCGCGTGCGTTATCGGCTTGCCGCAACGGCAACGCCGGCCCCGAACGATCACATGGAGCTCGGTCAGCACTCCGCCTTCCTCCAGGTGATGCCGTCCAACGAGATGTTGGCACGTTGGTTCGTGGCTGATCAGTCCGAAATGGGGCGCTACCGGCTCAAGCGGTATGGCGTCGAGGACTTCTGGAGCTGGGTCGCGAGCTGGGCACGCATGGCCGGGAGGCCGTCTGACCTTGGCTACTCGGACGACGGGTTCATTCTTCCGAAGCTCAACCAGGACCTCCACTACGTCAACGTGGACCTGACCCTCGGCCGGGCGGGCGGAGAGCTGTTCCGGGCAGTCGACACCTCGGCGACCTCGATCCACAAAGAGAAGCGGCGCACGGCTCCGGCCCGGGCCGAGCGGATTGCTGAGCTGGTCGCGGCCGAGCCTGGGGAGGCATGGGTAGTCTGGTGCGACACAGACTACGAGGCAGACGAACTGACGGCCCGTATCCCAGATGCCGTTGAGGTACGCGGCTCAATGCCGCTGGAGAGGAAGGAAGAACGGCTCGTTGCCTTCTCGACGGGGAAGATTCGCGTTTTGGTCACAAAGAGCAGCATCGCCGGCTTCGGTCTGAACTGGCAGCATTGCGCGCGGTGTGCTTTCGCTGGTCTTTCGTTCAGCTATGAAAGTTATTACCAGGCGATCCGTCGATTCTGGCGTTTCGGACAGAAACGGCCAGTCAACGTCCATATCGCGCTAGCCGAGACTGAGGGCGTTATCTGGCACACGATCCAGCGCAAAGCTCGCGAGCACGAGGAGATGAAGCGCGCGATGAACGCGGCGATGCGCCGGGCAGTGATCGAGCGGGAGATGAAGATTCCCTATCGGCCGCGGCACGTTGCAAGAATTCCGAGTTGGTTGAAGGAGGTGGCTCGATGAAGACGGTATTGGATCAGGCACACGGTAGAAACTGGAGCTTATTTCACGGTGATTGCGTTGCGCTTGCGACTCAGGTTCCGGATAACAGTGTGGATTTTTCGGTGTATAGCCCGCCGTTCTCCTCGCTGTACATCTACGGCGACTCCGAGGCTGACATGGGAAACACGGACGGCGACGACCAATTCCTTGAGCAGTACCGCTATCTGGTGCGTGAGAAGCTGCGTGCCACGCGCCCTGGCCGGCTTTCCGCGGTCCACATCAAGGATCAGGTGTACTACCAGGGCAGCAGCGGAGATGGCTCCAGCGGGATTCGGCCGCTTTCTGACCGCGTGACAGCCCTACATCTCGAGGAGGGCTGGAAGCTGCAGTGCCGGATTACGATCTGGCGCGATCCTGTTCTAGAGCGCAGCAAGACCAATGCGCATGGATTGCTGTACAAGACGTTCCGCGGCGATGCATCGTTCTGCCGAGTTGGGATGCCTGAGTATCTCCTGGTGTTCAGAAAGTGGCCTCGCACGGTCGATGAAGAGGCAATGCAACGCCCTGTAGAACATCCACAATCTCGCTTCCAGCTTCCGGTCTGGCAGGAGCTGGCGAGTCCTATTTGGCCTGCCGCTGCGAGCTGCTGGAACTATTCAGGATCTATCGGGATTCGTCATACCGGAAAGGTGGTCGAAGCTATTTCCGCGCCGGGGAAAAGCGGCGGAGGCGACATGGATCTTCCGGCGACTGAAACTCTGAATGTGAAGCAGGCAAAAGACCCGAATGCAGAGAAGCATTTATGCCCGATGCCGCTCAATATCACGGGCCGCGCGATTAGCCTATGGAGCAATGAAAACGACTCGGTTTGGTCTCCGTTTGCTGGAATAGGATCTGAGGGCGTTCAGGCGTTGAGAATGTCACGCAGATTCTTTGGCACGGAACTCAACGGAACCTATTACGCAGCCGCGGTTGGCCATCTGAAAGCAGCGGCGAACGAGGGCGTCCAGCAGTCGATTTTTGATGTACTGGAAAGCGCATCGTGACCGTCGTCATCGCAACGTTCGTTTCGGTCTTCGGACGCGCGATACAACAGCTGAACGTGGTAGGAGGTCATTACCTTGCGGCCGCCTTGACGCCGTTCCTGATCGCGGCCGGGGACGTGTCGCTTGTCCTGCTGGTGGTTGATCGCGGATGGTCTTCGATCACGTTCTCTGGGTTTGGCGGGGCAATCGGTGCCGTAACCGCAATGTGGCTTCATCGAAGGGTTGCCGAGCGATGGAACGGCCGATGCTGAGATCGGTGCCTATGGATCTCCCCGAGCCGCCGTATCCGGCCGATACCAAGGCGAACGGTTACAACCCGGAGATTGACTGGCAGCGGATCGAGCAGAGCCGGACATGGAAGCTCGCGGATTCGGAGCTTAGGCCGTGGTTGCTGATGCTGTGGCTTCGCTGCTGGAAGAACATCCCGTGTGGAAGTTACGAGAACGATGAGGAAATGATCGCCATCGACATCGGAGCAAACGTGAGCTTTCTGCGCGTACATCGCGAGGAGCTATTTCGCGGCTGGCTTTTGCACAGTGACGGACGCTTCTACCACACGTATGTCACAGAGTTGGTCCTGCGGATGCTTGACAGGCGCTTGTCAGCACGAAAACGCAAGCAAAAACAAAGAGAAGCTAGTAGCGGAGAGTCCGGAAATGTCACAACAAGTCACACTGGCGTCACGCGTGACAAAACTGGTGTCACGCGGGAGTCACAGACGGAACAGGAACAGGAAACAGGAAACAGGAAAGGAAAGAAAGAAAACCCTCCTACGGAGGGCAAAAGAAAAGCCGCTGCGAGCGCAAAGCCGTCTGCGTCGCCTACCGGCTCCCGCCTACCACTGACGGAGTTGCCTGACGACTGGAGAGCTTTCTGCCAGACCGAAAGGCCAGACCTTGACCCACGCAAGACCTGGGAGACTTTCCACGACTACTGGGTCGCTCAACCCGGCGTGAAGGGCCGCAAAACCGACTGGCTAGCCACCTGGCGCAACTGGGTCCGCAAGCAAGACACAACACGCAACGGAGGAATCGGCAATGGCCGCACAAGCACTCGACCCCTCAACAGCTCGGAGCGAGCACGCATCGCCCGAGAACAGCTCGACGCGGAACGCGCAGCTCAGCGAGTTCCTACGGTGGTTTCAGCAGAGGCTGGAAGCGAACTACGGGGGCCTGTTCACGAGCAGGGTAGACACCAGGGACAAGCTGGCCGCGTGGGAGTCACTGTGGATGCAGAGTTTCAGCGGGAAGACGCCGAGCCGGATTCGTAAGGCGCTGGACGCATGCTTTGCCGCGTATCAGGTGCCGTTCACGAGCGGACATTTCGAGGAGCAGTACCTGGCGTTACCGCGGGACGAGCAGCCGCACCAGCAGCTCCCGCGGCCTCCGATGTCGGACCGGGAAGTGGCGCAGGAGTACCTGGATCTCATCAAGCGGGCTTGCGCTGCCACGCAGCTGGCCGGCGCCAGCAGAAGGTAGGTGAAGCGCAGCGAGAGAGACATTGCCACCGGCCGCTGGACTCCGGAGATGGAAGCGAGATTCCAGCGCGACCTGCGGGTAACAGGCTTTGGCCAGCGCCGCGTCTCGACGGTCAGTTTCGACGGTCGCCACTGCTGCTATCCTGGGTGTGATGAGGCCGGGGTAGTTTCCGCGAGCACCAACGGCTCGTCTACGTGGTACTGCGCGAGGCATTGGAGGGCGTGATGATGCAAAAGAACGACGCGGTTTTGATCAGGCAGGTCGATAACGGCTTTACGGTAGAGCCAGAGAGACAGCGTGACATGCCAATTGCTTTCTGTGAAATGAAGGTTTTCAGAAGCATGACCGAGCTTCAGCGATTTTGCGCCGACCATTTTGAACATAGGGCGCAAGGATTGGAGAGTGATATCTAACGTCCAGGCTCAGGGGCGCCCAACCGCGCCTGGCATGGATGCTAAATAACCTATTAGCTCGACGCGGGGTTGGGCGTCGCGTTGAGCCGCTTGTTAGGGCTGACATGTACCAGATGAAAGAACCAGCAGCATTTGAACCGCATTGGCCTGAAGGTGTGGAAATGAACACGATTTATCAGGTTCTGTGCGATGACAAGGGAAGAAACGGCGGATCGTGGTTGCAGGTGCTTGTGGCAAATGACGGCGATGTGCATGTGGCAATGCAGGATTGGGAAGACATCGGGGAAGAAGGATCGATACCTGATCCTTTTCCGAGTATCCGTATCCGCACTTTTGCAGGCGGTGGTCGGCATCTCCGAACTAGACAAGCTTTGCTGTGGCTCGCAGACGCTATCCGCAGAGACAACGAGGATGGCGGCAACAGCGCGCTCTAACAGGGCAATTTGGCGATTCTTCTAGGTGGATCGTGGCTATGACTAACGAGCAGGGGCAGTGCGGACGCGCAATCGTCGCGTTCAGGCAGCGTGAACGAATTGTCCATCTCACATTGGAGGTGATCGAAGCCCTGAATCGCAAAGACTGGGAGAAAGTTATATCCGCGGCCGGTGATATTGAGCAGATCGCCGGAGAGCTGAAGCGGGCAGATGAGACAGACGATGGGCTTTAGCGAAATGGCTCATCTGAAGCGCTGTGAGACCTGTCGATTTCACCTATATTGGGATGACAGCGATTATGGACGACTCGTATTTCGGCATAAATGCGAGCGAAACATAACGGAGTTCCCAAATGCGGACTACTGCGCCTGGTATGAACGCGAGCCAGGCAGTGATGATGATCTTGGCGAGGAGGATTAAGCCGTGTCAGCCATAATTTTGATCGATGACGCAAGATATGCGGACCTGATGAAAGATGATGAAATGAAGCTAACGCAGGAAGAAATATCAGCAGGATGGCATTTTTGCCCGGAATGGGATGGATTGTTGATAGGGCCGGGAATGGATGAATTTGATTATTGTTGTCCTTGTGGTGTTGGCGGTCGCTGCGACATTCTGACGGATCAGGCATCTAATGTTCAGGTAAAGGAATTACCGGCATGAGTCGCGTAGTAGCAGAGCGCCTAAATCAAGCCAGGGCCAGGGCCAACAAGGACAAGCACGAGGTCCCGATGGCCATTCAGATCCGTGCCGCTGGCTTGCCTGCACCTGAGCGGGATTACCGCTTTGGGGCAGCTGCCGCAGGAGGCGAGGGCAAAGGGCTGCGTGCGCGCCTCGCCAAGGCTAAGCTCAAGGACTGGCGTTTCGATCTGGCGTGGCAAGAGCATCACATAGCGCTCGAGATCGAAGGCGCACCGGGTCGCGGGCGCCATACCAACGCAGCCGGGTACAAGGAGGATTGCTGCAAGTACAATGCGGCCACGTTGCTTGGCTGGGCTATCTATCGCGTCACAGGTGATATGGTTCACAGCGGCGCTGCCCTGAACCTGCTGATCCGTGTGTTCTTGTCTCGGGGCGTGAAACTCGCCCCATTGCGCGGGCTGCCAAATACTATTGCTGTTCCTGTTTCAACACGCTAAGGAGGAGCGTTTATGGCAAACAGTGGCTATGCGACCGTCGTCAACATTGATGTTGACCGACGTGAGGGCGATTACTGGGTATTGACCAGTGAGGATCTGCCGGGATTTCTCATGTGCGGAAAGGACCGTTACGCTCTTGGTGAGGACATCCCGAACGTTATCAAAGGATTGTTCCGGCACAACTACGGTAAGGATGTGAGCGTCATACTTATTGATAAGATCAATCTGACTTCCACCAACCAACCAGAGAGCACAGAGCCATGAGCGAGACCCAACCAACCAACCCCACCATCCTGGCCCAGCCGGACGAGGCATTTCTGCAGGAACTGCGCGACGCAGCCGCCGAGATGGATTCGATCAACGATCAGCGTGCCGAATTGAATGCGAGCAAGAAGGCAATAGTCGAGCGGTTGCAGGCTCAATACGGCTGCAATCGCCAGGCGATGAAGGCAGCGATCCAATATTCGAAGCTCCCGGATGACAAGCGCGAGAACTTCGATCTGACGTACCAGGTCACCCGCCGTGCCCTGGGCGCCCCGATGCAGGCCGACCTCTTCGATGCCCAGCTCCAGAAGACGACAGAGCGTGCGGTAGCTGCGAGCAAGAGCCGCAACGGAGGCGGGGGCCGCGCTAAGCGCAAAGGCGATGAGCAGGCCGCCAGTCCGCTGAATTGAGCGCTGGCATGGACGCCATCGGCTTGGTCATTGTCGTCGTGCTCATCGCGGTTATCGGTCGGTGATCTCTCGCGGACTGCTTGGCATCGGGCGGTGGGTCCTTCCGGGCAGGCGCCCATGCGGACAGCGAAGCG